ATGCCTGCATCCTGCTCCGCGTAGCGGCCAACAAACACAGGCGGGCGCTTGTACATCTCAGCTTTCGGCTCCAAGCCCCACTCCGCAGCCGCCACCCGCAAGAGCTTTTCGTTCTCCCCTTCCCCCACGTAATCTCTGCCGAGGTTGTTCAAGCTATAGGAGGGGCGGTTCTCGTCCACGACGGCGGCGGTGATCATGGTGTCAATGACTCGCCCTTGAACATCAACTCCTTCTGCGCGCAGCCAGCCCAAGTCATAGGTGGCGTTGTGCATGATCTTATCGATGTCTGGTGTGGCCATCTGTTTCTTCAGCCACTTCATCGTCATCTTCGGGTCGAGGTTGTGGCCGTTGGCGTGGCGGATGGGGAAGTACCCCTCCCAGTCGCCCGCAGCTACAGCGATGCCGACAATGAACCCATCCCCCCGCGCCCAGCCGGGGCCGAGCGTCGTCAGATTCGGGTCACATGTTTCAAGGTCGACAGCAATCTGCTTGTACTGGGTCAGATCGGGGAACTGGGTCGGGATGTTCCATGCCATCTCGCGCGGCTCATTCATCTGGGCCGCAATCACCTGATCCTTGTCTAACCCATCACTCCGCATCAAACGACCCTCCCAGTGCGCTGTATCCAACCTTGTCTACCCACGAGTCGACATGGTCGATTGTCTCCAGCAGGCGGGCGGTCTTCACCCAGTCCATCATCAACGCCACATGCTTGGCTGTAATAGGACCGTTGGCATTCTCTACAATGATGTTCCAGCCGGCGGCGATCCGGTCGAAATTGTCCTTCGCATCCCCGTAGTCGACTGCCCTCTGTCCTGAGATCAACGTCTTAGCGTTCTCGATAATTTCGTCCCGTGTCATATGTCGTACCTGTATTTTTTATGGCTTTCGATAAGATGGAGTTCTTTCTTGGCGCGCGTCACACCAACGTAGAAGGCTCGGTGTTCGTCGTCAGGATACCGGCTCTGTGAGCAGGCCCAAGTTGTCCCCAAGTATACGGCGCAGTTATCGTCCTCGCCACCCTTCATGGCGTGGAAGGTCGACAGCTTGATGCGCGGCGGCTTAGTGATGTCCTCGCCCGCAGCCTCGACATGCTGGAGATACAGGCGCTTCTCGTCGCCGAGGTTTAGGATGTGGAAGGCGTCGTGGTAGCCTAGCAAGTCGCCCTTATCCAACAGGCCGTACTCTCTTGCGAGGTCGTCCATCGTCAACAGTGCCAGTGGGTCTGCTGCATCGAGAAGCTTACCTGATCCCCGCCTTACGACAGCACGATCGCCTTGCTTTGGAACCACTTCATACAGCTCCTTGATCCGGCTGACCTCGACTTCGTTACCCGCGCACAACTCTCGCCACGTAGCAATGGCACGGGCCTGTGCCATGGTGATCGGAGGGTCACCCTTTACGGAGTAATAGTACCCCATCTCGTAGACCTTCTTGGCCAGCCCAGCGACGTAGTTGTTGGTCCGCGCCATGATGGTCCACGAACCACGGTCCAAGGGCAGAGAGTCGATGTTGTAGTGCCACGAGACCAGACCCTCCTCCTCCGTCGGATGATAGGTCTTTGGTACTCGGTCCTTGATCCTTTTGACGATGTGCTCGGCAACCTTGAAGATGCGCTTTGGCAGGCGGTAAGACTGTTCGAGGATGATGCGCTTCTCTGCCATTTCGATGAAGAGCTCAACGTCCACACCAGTCCACCTATGAATGGCTTGGTCGTCGTCACCGGCGAGGTACACCTCATCCGCGTACTGCGCCATCAACTTAACCATCATCCACTGCAGAGGCGTAAGATCTTGTGCCTCATCCACAATGAGCAGGCCCATAGGCTTGGGTATAACCGTCTGTATATACAGATCGATCATGTCGGGATAATCGACCTTGTTCATCTTCGACTTGTACTCAACCATTTGCTCGGCGATCTGCTTGGCTTTGAACAGAGACAAGTCCCACGTATCGTGGTCCTCCCATTCTTTCTCGAGAGAGATCATCCGATACCGAGCACGGTCGATCATCTGCATGTAGCGACTGCCCCGCCTCAAATCTGTGGGGAGGATGATGCCGTCCTCTGGTTTGATGTTCATGATGAACTCCTCACCCAGCATGCGGCCCAGCTCTTTATAGTCCGCGCCGCCTAGCACGTCGCCGTAGGACAAGCCCAGCTCAGTGAAGCCGGTGGAATGCAGAGTGCGGAAGCGCACGAGCTGCTTACTGTCTAGGTTAAACCTAGTCATCGCTCGGCTTCGAGCCTCCTCGATAGACTTCCGCGAAAAGGACACGAAGCAGATGTCGAGCGGCGACATGCCGGCAGCAATCCGCTCCTCGATCAAACGCATGAGGTATTCTGTTTTGCCGCATCCGGGCGGTCCGAAGATCTGCGTACTATTCTGTATCATTGCTTGTCTCCTAGAATGGTACTTCGTTGTCGATCTCTTTGATCGGCAGGTCGATATCCTCATCTTTGATCTCAGGAACAGACCAAACACGCACCGTTCCCCAACCGCCGTCTGATGTCTTGTACCGCTGGCGGAAGTAGAACTCCTCGCTCCCGTTGATGCGCTTGATTTCCTCGCCCACTTTGGCGCGGTTATCCGCCCACGGATGGTTGCGGTTCTTGAGGAAGTTGATCAGCCCGTCGATCTTGAACTTAACCCGACCTTCATCGCGCCACGGCTTGCCTGTTTCGAGCTCGGCCGGTGTGTAGGCCTGTGCGCTGCCGTTGCAGTAACTCTTGAGTAGCTCCTCGAACTGACCCGTGGTGGTCAGCTCGCGCGCCACTTCTTGGTAGGTCGCCTGCGATAGCATTCGGTTGACCAGAGACGTCCAGTCCTGCTGCTTCATCGTCGATGGCATGAAGTTGATCTGCGCAAGACAGGCCTTCTGCCACTGCGATTGACTGTGTAACTCATCTACAGATAGCTCCACCCTCTTTCCGTTCACCACCATGAAGTAGAACCGCGGCTCCGAAAGGACGACAGTCAGACCACCGACGTTGGCCTTGCTCTCGCTGTCCCCGCCGACGCCGTACTTCTTGCTTTTGCACAGCTCCTTGTCGCAGACCGAACAGAAGGGCTCGATGTTGCAGGTGTAGAAGTAGTCCTTCTTCTGCAGCTGCTTGATGATCCCAAGCACCTCTTTGGAGTCGAGCGCTGGTCGCATGAACGTGCGGTTGTACTCCTCGACGACTGCCTCCCAGCCGTCGGGATACTTGAGCTTGGCGTAGACACCCATCTGCAGCAGCGTGTTGTTCCTCATGTCCCCGACGTAGCCGGTGGCAACAAGAATGCGCAGGCACGGCGGCCCGTCGGTGAAGTGTTCCTTCGATCCGGCGAGGTCGAGCGCATCGAGGTCAACCAACGACACGCGGCCCTCGTCCACCGCATCGAGAAACTCCTCGAGCTCCATCGCCTCGGCGTTCTTGTCGAAGCAATAGCGCGTGGTCTGCTCAGCATCGAAGTATGGCATGTTGATGAAGTTGCCGAGATCACCACGCTCGGCGAGCAGGGTGTCTTGCTTGGGAAATATCTCGCAACCGGAGAAGCCCAGCGCGATCGACATCTCGGTCAAGTACTCACGGATGAGCGAGGCAGGATGCCATTCTTTTAGGAATAGGAATAAGTGAGCGCCGCCCGACTTGGTGCGGCAGTGAAATAGCGGGAGCTTCAGCCGCTGGATCTTATCCTGCAGCGCTTTGTGGTCGAGGTCATAGACGTCGATGTCCAACGCACCGAACCGGCAGTTGTTATCAGCGGCGATCGGAATGGATCCGACACCCTGAACCCCATTGATGTGGCCCTGCACAAGATCCGCCGTCATCTGACCGCGACGCACCAGACTCTTTGCCTCAGCCTTTCCCTTGCGGCCGATACGACCCACAGTCGTCTCGCCGTAGCCCGCCTTCGACCCTTCGAAGGCAGCCAATAATCTTTCTGCAACTGACATTGGTCGCTCCTAGTGGAGAGGTTAAAGAGGGCGGCCCACAGAGGGGGAGGTAGGGCCGCCCTCACGGCTGCTTAGAAGGGGATCTCGTCGTCCCCACGGTTCCCAGAAGCGCCCATAGATTGGTCGACTTCCGGTGCAGCCTTTACCTCACCAGCCGCGATCGAGTCACGGAAGGACTTGGCTTCTAGTAGCAGGTCACGGTTTTCTACCAAGCCGATACGCTCGACTTGCCAGTTGCCCCACGAACCTTGGTCATTGGACTCCTCAACGGAGTACAGGCGCCACATGGTTGCGAAGACAGGAGGTGTCATCATCGCGCCCGTCTTTGGGTGCTTCACCTTCTGCATGGCAATCTGTGTCTTCCAGCGACGGCTGACCTTGAGCTGGGTCGACTTCATGTCCACCACCACAGGCTGGAACGAGCCGTCCTCCTCAACGATCAGACAGAAGTGCTGATCAGACTTAACCAGTTCATTGGCGCTGGGCAGGATCTCTTTCGAGCCTGACCGTGTGGTCTGCTGCAGGAGCGGGCTGTTCGCAGGGATCTCACCCTTGAACCCGCCGCCCATGTCGC